GCGTTCGTCAGCGCCGAACCACCCTGGTCGCCCGTGAAGAGCGCGCCCTGGCGGCTGGAGAGGATGATCGAACGAGCGACGTTGCTGTCGTAGTGCTCCGCGAGAGCGCGACCGATGGCGCCCGTGTACGGCGAGCGAACCTCGACGTCATACAGGGCCTCGTCCACGTCAGCGACGAACACGTCCGAGACGAGCTTGTCGTCCGGCGAAACGGTCACGTCCTGAGACGCGATCTGACCGCCGAGCAGCTCGACACCGGGGGTGTGGTAGCTGACGGAAGCGTTCCAGAACGCCGGGAACTTGACGCTCTTCGCACCAGCCAGCATCTGCGACTGGATTTTGTCCGCGATCTTGATTTCCGCCGCGTAGGCTTCGAGAACCTCGTGACCGCGAACGTCGAGCAGTAGCTCTAGCGGATCGCTGCCGCCTTCGCGAAGACCTGGACGAGAGGGAGTGCTGTTGGACACTTACTTTTTTCCTTGGGGTTTGGGTTTCTTGCGTCCCGCTTGCCTCAAGGTCCGTTGGCGCTGGCGGAGGTTGTCGGACGCGCAGTCCGGCCTCACGGCCCTCGGATTATCTCTTGGTTTCTTGGGTTAGTTAGGCGCCGAAGGGAGAGCGGCGCTGGCTCTTGACTGTCCCCGCTGCGCGCGAGCGGCGGAGCTTGTCGATGGCCTTCCTGCGAGCGACCTTGTCGAACTCGCGGTCAGCCTTGGAGAGGTCCTGCTGGAACTCATCCATGTGATGGTACACGTCCCCGACGCTGAGGCCGGAGTTGATGTTGGTGAGCTTGCCTTCGCCCGGATTGGCGGCCTTGTAGGCAGCCATCAGGCCGGTCACAGCCGGGCCGATGGTTTCTACGTCGCCCGTCTGGGAGTTGAAGGCCATGATCTGCTTCTGGGTGAGACCACCAGCGGCGGCCCACTGCATCGCGGCAGTAAGGTTCTCAGCGGAACCGGCAGCCTTCTCCGCGGCGGACTGAAGCGCCCGCTCGGTGGCCTGAACGCCAGCGATGTAGAAGTCGATCTGAGCGTCCGTGATGCCGAGCTTCTTGAGCGGCTCGCGGGCCTCAGTGGTCAGCTCGCCGGTCTCCGCAAAGGCAGCCTGGGCGGCCTCGACGGCGGACGCCAGGGCAGCCTCGGTGGGCTCCTTCGGCTCGTCGTCGCCCTTGGGCTCATCGTCCTTGGGCTCGTCGTCGCCTTTCGGCTCATCGTCCTTGGGCTCGTCGTCGCCTTTCGGCTCGTCGTCCTTGGGCTCATCATCACCCTTGGGTTCGTCGTCGCCTTTCGGCTCGTCGTCACCCTTGGGCTGGCCCAGCTTCTTTTGCAGCTCGGAATACGACTTCAGAAGGTCGTCCGTCCGCATCTCACCCTTGATGGGGTCCCAGAACTTCTCCGGGACGCCCTCGGGGGCAGGCTTCAGCTCTGGAGCCATCGGGTCGCGGTGCTCGACCGCTCCCCGGAACTCCTTGGAGCCGAGCGGGGTCTCGACAACGTCAAGCCCCTGCTCTTCAGACACGACCTGGTCCACGCCATTGGCCATTACGCGTCAGCCTGCTCTTCGCCAGGGAAGCCCCCGACCGGGTGCATGTAGGTAGTCAGCTTGGTGCCGCCATCGAGTTCTCGATGCTCGGCTTCATACTCGACCATCGGGCGAACCTCAGGGTTCTCCGTGCGGTCCTCGACGACCGTCTGGGTCTGGACACTCGTGTTCACACGGCCCGACTTGACGATGTCGTTAAGACGCTCACCGTGAGCGTCACTGATCTTTTCACTGTTGGGCTTGGCCACTAATAGCCTCCTGAATTTGTGGATTGTCCGCCAGGGACTTCATGCCCTGCTTGACCACCTCGGGGGCAACCTCCTGGGTCACCGCGGCCTGCTGGTCAGCGGCACTGTTCTGGGCTTGCGTCTGGGCATCCAGAAGCATCCCCTTAACGTCCGTGATGGCTCGTCCCTCACCCGTGCGGAGAGCAATCTCCTCGAAGTCGAGCTTGTCAGCCACGACTTTCGGGGTGAAGAGTTCAACAAGGAACTTGAGCCAATCCTCGATGGCCTGGACTTCGGTGTTCTGCCCGAGGGCAGCGAAGCCGGTGACAATCTGAGGGGTGACGTCCGCTGGGAGCGGCGGGGCCTTCTTCTGCTTGGTGAGGATGTACAGCACGCGGCGCGCATAGGGCGCCTGAGCTTCATCGGAGAGGACCGTGTAGGTTCCCCCGAAGGCATCCTCTAGCTCCTGGGCAACGGCCCGGATTTCCTCCGCCGTGACACGCTCAGCGTCACGGATGGTGTCAGCCGTCAGCAGGAACGCCGAACTGAGGCGGCGCTCGATTGCCTGAAGGACGTTCCAGAGGACCCCGAAGTCGGCGCTCTTGTCGAGCCCGAGCTTACTGATCTTCTCAACGAAGCCGGTGAGGTGGTCGCCGGTCTCGGCATCGGCCAGCTCTTCCACATCGACGCCCGCGTTGGGGTCCACGATGGTGATGATGCGGGCCGCTTCCGCGGCGAACTTGATGACGGCCTGCCAGCCTTCCTCCAGGGAGAGGAAGTCACCGGCATATTCGGTCACCATCGAGCGGCCATAGTCGGAACCGGGAACAGCCTGCCAACGAAGGGCCTGCCAGCCCGTCTCGGTAGCCTTGGCGGTGCCGCGGCTATCCGGAACCTCGACGCCGTTAATCTCCTGGAAGTGGACGATTTGGTCGCCAATCCGCTCCACCCATGTGTAGAGCTTGATCTTCTTCTCTTCCGCGTCGGCGGGCTCGGCGTCTTTGGCGTCCTCAGTGTTCTTGTCGAGGCCGACCGCCGCGAGGACCTCAGGGTCCAGCTCGGACGGGTAGACCTCTTCCTCGATGACAATTTCCAGGAAGTTGCCCTGGGCATCGCGGCGGACCACGAACTGGTCGAGCCGCCAGACCCGCATCCGGGTCCCGTCATCGGGGTGATAGAGGACGATGTTGCCAGCCACCACGAGGTGGCGGAAGACCTCCATCCACATCGGCCTTGAGCCGGACGCCTCGATGAGGCGCTGGCCCTTCTGGCTGATCTGGGCGAGGGCGTCCTGCGCTGCCCCGAGCTTCGAGCCCATCTGCTGGGCCGTGTCGGCGTCAATCTCCAGACGGAAGAAGGGCCGCTGCGGGGGGAAGAGCGAGACCAGCAGCTTGGCTGCCACGTTGTTCACACCACGGGCGCCAAGGTTCTCCCAAGGCTGCGTGGTGCTGTCGTGGGGGTTCGATGATCCCTGCTCGGGGATGAGGCCCGGAATGGTCACCTTGGCTGCCGCTCGGGCAGCGTTAAGGACCGAGTTCCGGTCGGTCTGAAGGAGCTGATAGCGCTCCGCGGCAGTGGACATTAGGCGAAGACCGCGGTCCGAGACGGGCCTGAGCTGCGGAAGCCATCCGAGCTGCCACTGCGAGAGGTCCCACCGCTAGAGGTGCCGCCGCCCGAGCTTCCGCCCGAGCCGCCGCCGCCTCCGCCGCCGCCGAAGCCACCACCAACGCCGCCGCCTACCGGGATCGCGAGCGGGTTGAGGAGGTCAATCCTCAGCGCGTTGCGTCCACCGCGGAGCGCGGCAATGTTGCCCAGCATCCCATCGAGGATGGGGTTGCGGAGGATGGGCGGGTCCTTCTGCCCTTTCGGATCGCTGCTATCAATATGGGGTGTCTTAGCTACGCACATCGCGTCCTCTACCCCTCTCCCGTGGAGGGGCGGGGGCTCTGCTGGCGTTGGCACGCGCGACCTTCAGGTGGCTCACAACGGAGCGCTGGCCAGCGGCGTGCATAATCTGTTCGGGGCTGTCCCCCGGCTGCGGGATGACCTCAGGGAATGTCCTGTCGAGGTACGCAATGAGGTCGTCTACCGTGTTCGGAAAGCGCAATGATGGCTCCTCAGAGAAGAGGCCCGCGGTCGCACAAGGGAACCACGAGCCTCTGAGTTGGCGTGCCAGGTGACTGTGGATTTCCACAATCCCGGAGCTTCTGCGTCTCCATCTTAGTGTGTTGTAATTGACACCTTAATGGAGGGTTGGGGTCCAGAGCTTAGGGGACCGTCCGTCCCAATCTTCGTGCCGCAGGATGCGGGCGAGACGGGCCTGCTGAAGAGCGTGCTCTTCGGTGAGACCAGCCTTCTCGAAGGCCGCCACCACTCTCAGCCAGGCGGAGATGTAGTCGCCCTCGGAGGGCTTCCACTCGGTGAGGACCAGGCCCTTCCGCGGGCCGGACTTCAGCGTCCGATCCTGCTGGACCCACATGATCCCGTCGAGGATCGCTTCGGCGGCGTGAGGGCCAACGCCAGGGGCGCCCTTGTAGCCGTCCGTGACGTCGCCCACGAGCGTCTGGAAGAGGTGGAAGCGGTCGCCCTCCTCCTCCGTGATGTGCATGAGCTGGCCCTTGCGGATGAGCTGGCCCTGGAGCCAGATGGGCGGGCGGTAGAGCTTGCCGGGTATCTGCATCAAGTCCTTGTCGGAGGACACGATGATCCTCTCATCGGTCCGGGTGGGGTCTGTCGCGAGGATGCCCATGACATCGTCGGCTTCCAGGGCGGTCCACCTCTCGGTGGTATAGGTCTCCGCCAGGTAGTCCTTGATGTCGTACAGGTGGATGGGGCGCTCGACCTCGTTGCGGTTGCCCTTGTAGGTTGGGTCCACCCGGTCCTTGCGGAAGCTGGTGAAGTCGTCGGAGAGACAGACGATGACCTCGTCCGCCTTCAGCTTGTCAGCGAACTTGCTGATCCTCTCGTCGGCAAAGTCGCGAGCCTTCCTCTCGTCGGCGGCCACCGACTTGATGCCGTCTCCCCAATCATACTTCCGTTCGTTCGCGGAGCTGGCGTGGTAGGCGACCAGGTCCGCATCGAGCAGCAGGGTGCGCCTCACGCCTCGACCAAGAGGCGTTCTAGGTGAGCGATGACAGGCGCCAACAAGCCCTCAGCAAACTCCGCCTGATGGACCACTCGCCCTCGTTTGAGCTGAGCGTAGGCGTGGCGAAGCTGAGCCACTTGATAGGCCAAAGCAGCCTTGTTCATTCAGGCCTCTCAATCTGTACGTTGAAGCTCGCCAGGAACAGCTCATCGCGCTCCATCAGGAACGCGAGGGCCGCCTGGAGGTCGAGACTGCCGAGCTGCACGCTCTTGGCGGTGTAGCCGGAGCCGATCACGATGGCGCCGATAGCCCGCTCAGCCTCGCTGTGGAGGTGGCGGAGCCGCGCCAGGCGGCTCGCTGCCACGCCGATGCGCTGGGCCTCGGCTTCCGTTAGCGGCTCCCGCTCAGGGACGGTCTGGAGCTGTTTGCTGCTGTCCACTTACCGCGCCAGCTCCGGGTGACCCTTGGGGATGTCGCCCTTCGACGTCGATGCCGTGTTGCTGACGGACCCACTTCTGGAGTTCGTCGAGCTGGATGGCCTGCTCGGTTGCGGTGAGGGCGTCTTCGGGAGGAAGTCCAGCTTCCGCGGAGGTTCCATCAGGGCCGCTGGGGGCAGCGGGAAGGCCGGACACTGGCGCTCCTGGGGAACTGCCGGGATGGGCTGTGGCCTGTTCGAGCTGCTGGCGCAGGCGGTCAGCGCGAGCGCGAGCATCGGCAATGCGAGCTTCATAAGTGGCGTCTCTCTGTTGGTTGATGGCCGCCTGCTGGGCCTCGACACGGGCCTTGTTGGCGGCGTCTTCCTGGCGGGCCTTCTCGGCTGCCTGCTGGTAGTTGATGACCGTCTGCCGGTGGGCTGACTGCTCCTGGGTGTAGGCGAGCTGGTAGTGGTTCGCCTGATGCTCCCAATGGTGCGTCTTGCCGGTCTGGATGGCGAGCAACACGGAGAGGGCGGCGCCGATGATGACGCCCAGCCAGCCCTGGAGGTTCACGCCCCCGAGGAAGGCTCGGATTATGCCCATGTGCGGGGGTCCTTGGCGGCCTCGAAGGGGTCATCAGGGAGTGAGCTGTCCTCCGGGTTGTTCATGCGGAGGGCGTTAGGGTCCTTGATGACTTCCTCGCCTTCCTGCGGCGGCAGGAGCTTGGGGTAGACGTAGAGCTTCACAGTCGGCGGCTGTGGCTGTGGCGCCGCGGCGTGGGCTGGCAGCGTCCAGACGCAGAACGCCAGGACCACCAGGACCACGAGAACGAGCCAGCGGTTAGCCGTCATGCTTACCCGCCTGCTGGCGGTCCTTGAGGATGTAGTAGGAGGCCGCAGCGAGGATCGTGGCGAGCCCGCCCGGCAACCCGGTCGGACCCAGGTCGATGGCCTGGCCGTGGTGGTAGTTGCCCCACGCAGCCGCGAGGACGCTGCCGACGACCAGGATGCCGACTAGGCGGCCCCAATCGAGGGAGGCGTTGTTGGCCTCGAAGAAGAGGTCTTTCAGTAGTTTCATTCGCCAATTCCTTGTTCTTCGACGGCGTCACGGGCGACCTTCCTGGCCGCCTCCCGCTCGCAATCTTCGATGAGCCGCTGGAAGACCCAATCTGGAAACATATCGAGGCTCACTGTTGTGCTCCGGTGACCCGGACGCTCCGCCTCAGGGTGGCGTAGAAGGACGCTATGTCCCTCAGCTCCTTGATGGTGGCGTCCGACTTGAGCCTGTTGGCTCGTTGACTGATGACGAGGATGTTCCCCGGCACGTACCCCCGCTCCGGTCGGACCCGGTCGAGGGAGGGGCTGTGGTCGCCGCCTCCCTGCTTGCCGGTCTTCTGGAAGAGGGGGATGCCCAGGATGGGGCAATGCGTCGGGATGACGATGTCCTCTTTGGTGATGTTGAAGGGGACCCCGGCGATGCGCGCCCTGGCTCGGGCGTTCTTCAGCATCACCCCACGGGGGTCACGGGTCTTAGTGGGTGTCCGCCCAGGTCTGGCCGATGTCCGACGAACCCGCGAGGGGGACGCGGAGACCGAAGGCCTCTCCTGCACGGCGGATGGCATCGGCAGCAATCGCGCCGACTTCCTCCGCATACTCTGGCATCACCTCCATCTGGAACTCATCGTGGACGTTAAGGACGAAGGCGAACTCCCTGCCGAAGACCCATCCCCGTTCGAGGAAGGCGTCGTAGGCGAGCACCAGCGCTTTCTTCATCACGACCGCCCCGGCTCCCTGAAGGAGAGTGTTTAGGGCGGAGTGCTGTGCGCGAATGTGGAGGAGCCTGCCGTCGAGGCTGCGTAGTTTGGGCGAGCGCTGTTTGGCCTTGGCCTTGACGCCCTTCTGAAGTTCACCGAGCGCGGGGAACCCTTGCTCGATCCGGGACCGGCCTTGCTTGCCGTGCTGCATCCAGGCCCGCTCGCGGCGGCTGCCAGGGTGCTTGGCGTTGAAGCCCTCGCGCCACGCGTCGGCCATATCCTCGTAGAAGGTCTTGCCAAGCTTCAGGTCGCCAGCGCCGTAGAGGTAGGCGTAGACCCACGTCTTGGCGCCGTCGCGGGTGCGGAGGCGGACGGCCTTCATGTTCAGCGAGTGGGCGTCGGTGCCCGCCCGCTTGTCGCCGTCCACGACCGCGCGAGCGTAGGCTCCGCCGTCGAACCGGGCCATGTAGTGGCCCAGCATCCGCAGCTCCAAGCCGTCTGCATCGACGCCGACCAGCTTCTTGCCGGGTGGAGCGCCGAAAAGGTCGCGGCTCTCGAAGCCGTACCGGCCCTCATACCCGCGGAGGATGTTCCCCTCCCGATCCTTCTTGATCTTTGGGACCTGGGCGAGGTGGTCCGCGTGCGTCATGCGGCCCGTCACGGCGCCGTTGCTGTTCACTGGCGAGTGGATGCGGCTGTCCTCGCTGACGCGATTGAGCCAGGCCTTCTTGCCGGTGGCGACGGTGCCGAGGAGCTTCTTCACCACGAGGTAGCGGATGAGGAGTTTGACTTCCGGATAGTCGAGGCCGTCGAGGGTGTTCTCGTTGACCTCAGGCTTGCCGGTCGGGGTGAACTCGGTCGGCTGCCACCCGTAGATGGTCTTCAGCCGGTCCGCGATCTTGTCCCTAGAGCCGGGCTCGAAGGAGACCAGCTTGACTTTGCAATAGGGGACGCCGGGCTCATACTCGGAGCGCCACTGTTCTCCGTCCTCGCTCTCGACCTTCACGGAGCGCCGGACCTTGGGGTCCATGATGACCCGCTTGCCGTACTTCCGCTCAGCCTCGAACCACGGCTGGAACGCCTCCCGTAGCTCGTCCTCCAGCTTGGCGGCCTCAGCCGTCAGCTCGATGGCCAGCCGTTCCGCCTTGTCGCGGTAGAGGTAGACCCCGTGCTGTTCCTGGAGGAAGATAATCTCGGCCACTCGGTGTTCGAGCCGGATGGCCTCCTCGGAGTAGTCCTGGGCCTCGATGTGCTCGATGAGCGTGAGGGTGACCTCAGGGTCCTGGACGCCGTAGGTCGCCATCTCCTGGGTGAACGTGTCCCAGGGTCCGGAGAAGTCGCCCTTGTAGTCCCCGAGGCGGTAGCCCCAGGCTTCGAGGGAGTGCTTGCCGGTGAGTCGCTTGGCCTTGAACTCAGGCGGGCGGCGGCCCTTCTTCATGGCCCGCTGGTCGATGTCCTTGAGGTCCGTCCAGATGAGCCGGGAGGCCACGAGGCTGTCCAGGACGTTGTCCATGTGGGGCATGGGGAAGTCCGGGTACAGCTTCTTGAGGAGCGGAAGGTCGTGGCGGATCACGTTGTGTCCGGCCACCATCCGCTTCTCTCTCACCGCCTCAGCGAGCCGCAAGACGCCAGCGAGGAGCGACCCGGTCTTCGGTGTGATGGCCGGGTCGTCGTGGTAGGCTTCCCGGCTCCCTGTAGCGCGGTCGATGAGGGTGATGAGATGGAGCTTTGTGGCTCCCTCTAGGAGGTCGTCGCTCTCGGTATCGAAGACGATCATGGGTGCCTCCTGGCGCGGAGGCTCACGGCCTCTCGATTAGCTGTTTGACCCGTAGGCGTGCCTGTTCGGCAGTCGGCTTCAGGTAAGGTGGCTGCCCAATGGTCAGGTGATCCTTGATGGCCTGCCAGACCGACCGTCCGTTGAAGATGCGGCGGAGGGTGTACGAGCGGACCACGCTGATGACCGTGAAGATGATCCCGATGAGACCTAGCTCTTTCAGGTTCACCGGGATGCCCAGCACAGCCGGGAGGACCAGCACGTTCGCGACGAAGTTGATTGAGAAGCCGATGACGACGTTGGTCAGGCTCTCCATCATGCTATCAGTTTTGGACTGCATCTTACTCCTTGGCGCCGCGGGCGAGGGGGTAGCCCTCTTCCCGTTCCAGCTCTTCCTGAAGGTTGGCCAGCGCCCGCCAGGCCAGGTAGGCGCTGTGGCGGACCCGCTCGATCTTGCCGTTGACTTCGACTTCCTCGAAGCCGCCCGCGTCGATCAGGTGGCGCATCATCTTATTGCGATGGTCCGTGGACTTGCCCCGTGCATGGTGCATGGGCTCGCCAGGGTTGTGCTTCTCGTTCCCGATTTTCGAGACGCGAGAGACCTCAGCCAGGGCGTTGGGGAAGTAGTCGAGGAGCCCGTCCGCCATCGGATAGCTGTTGCGGATGTCGCTGTCCTCGGGGAGGGAGTTCTTCCGCGCTGTCGTGTGACACTTGAGGCGGAGGGTTGCGTCTAGAATGAAGCTCTCACTGAAGTCATCGACGACAACGAGCCCGCTCTCCAGCGTCACGGCGTAGCGGTACTCACCCTGAGGCGTCCGATGGAGGAACTTCGCACACCTGATGGCCTCTCCGGTCGGGCCATGAATTACTCGTTCAGAAGTCGTCATTTGATCCTTTCGTCTCGTCGCTGAACGGCCCGTCCGCCAGGTCCACCTCCTCGAAGAGGCCGGTGTCCCGGTTGTATTCCAGGCCGAAGGTCCTGCCGGTGGCGTCCCCCGTCTCGCGCTCCTTGAGGATGCGGAGAGTGGTGGGGTCGTCCGGCTTCTGCTTGTCGCGCTCCAGGGCGAACAGGTTGTGGCTCCAGCGGGCGATGGCTCGCCCTCCGGTGAACTGCTTCTCCAGCACTCGACCGCCCTCCTCGTGGGCTTTGCCGTCAGGAGTGGTGAGGTGGGAGACGTAGTGGAGCGTGAAGTTGTACTGCTCGACCATGCTGGCGAGGTCCGCCATGATGACGTCGAGAGCCTTGCGGTCGTCGTCAGCGAACGCCAGCAGAGCCGTCAGGTTGTCGAGGTAGACATCAGCGATCCCATCGCCCAACACCATGTGCCGGATGATGTCCTTGATGCCGTCCCAATCCTTGGCGCCGTAGTGGTCGTAGAGGTAGAGCCAGGGGTCCAGCTCCTCCATCAGGATCGACCGCAGCTCGGCCTCGTCGAAGTCAACGCCAGGGACGTGGACCCGCTTGCCAAGGACCATGCCGCCCAGGGTCTTGATGGTCTTCTTCCGGGCGTTCTCTTCGAGCAACAGCGTGCCCGCCTTGCGCGGTTCGCCCCAGCCCCGAACGTCGAGACCGGAGTGGTCCGCGTTGAGCCGAGGGACAGCCGTGGCGGCGATGAGCTGCTTGAACGCGGTCGTCTTGCCGACGCCCACGCCAGCGCCCCAGCCATACAGCTCCCCGCGGCGGATGCCGTAGGTTGCCTCGGTGAGGCCCCGCCAGGGCCAGGCATAGCCATAGCCTTGGGGGCTTAGTGCTTCCTCGATGACCTCGTGGATGCGGATGATCCCGTCAGGGCGATAGGGACGGGCGTCCCAGGCTGCCTTGACCAGCTCGTCCGAGCGGCCCGCCTGGACCATCTCGTTGGCGTCCTTGAGGGGCAGTGTGGCGATGAACGCCTTGCCCGGTGAGAGGATGCGTGCGGCTTCCTCGACGGCCTCCCTGCCAACCTCGTCCATATCGAACATGAGGACGACACGGTCGAAGTTCTCCAGCCACTCGGCGCCCTTGGCTATCGCCTTGGCGGCGCTCTTGGCTCCGTTAGGGACCGTAACGGCAGGCCAGGTGAGACCCGACGCCTGGGCAAAGGACATCGCGTCGATGTAGCCCTCGGTGACAACCACCATGCGGCCCTTAGCGCGCCACAGGTGCATCCCCGGCAGCGGCAAGGCCTCGTCCGGGTCCCCGAGTATCTCGAAGTTCTTGTCCTTGTCGCGGACCTTCTGGGCCACGATGCGGCCCGAGGCGTCCGCCCACTGTTCGATCTGAACCGGCTTGCCCTTGTAGCGCCCGCTCAGGTAGCGGAACTTCTCGACTGTCTTGGCGTCGAGCTTGCGGGACTTGAGGGGGAGTAGCTCGCCCCGGAGGAGACCGGCCTTGGCCTTCGGCGCCTTCTCAGGAGCCTTGCGCTCCTCGCCTTCAGGCGGCTGCCAAGCGGTCTCCTCGGGACAGGTGAAGCAGAAGCTGTGGCCGTCCGAGTAGACGGCGCGGTTGTCCTTGCTGCCGCAGAACCCGCACTCCGTCTTGTACTCGTACTCGCTATCGTCGTCGTGCTTAGGCGCGGACGCCATCCCGCGGTCCGGTCCAGGTGGGCATCACTTGCTCGGGCGGCGCCGCTTCGAGAGCGCTGGCGTCGTACCCGGCCTTCTTCAGCGCGGCCTCAAAGGCCAGCCGCATGGTCCCCTTGTAGGGCTGTCGCCGCCAGGGCGCGATCCCGTTGCGCTTCGAGCTGCTGGCGCGCTGCTTGTGCCTGCGACGGGACGAGGTGGTATTCGCCATAACGGTCTCCCTTGGTGTCTTGCTTGTGCATGGTGACAATCTCGTACCCCGCGGGGAGGAGATGCCGGTGTGAAGTCCGCAGGCGGAAGATTGCGTCTCCCAGGCGGAAGCGTCCGTACTCGATGAGGGCGCTGCCCTCGGAGATATGCCCGCGAGACTTGAGGTGCTCAGCTACTTGCTCAGCGCGGGTCTGAGTTCGCTGGTTGGCGCGCGTCATCGGATGACCTCAGCATGGAGGACAACTTCGGTGACCCCGCTCCACGCGGCTAACCGCTTTCGGCTCACACACGTCAGCCGCAAACCATACTTCGTCAGCCACTGCCTGGCGGCTTGTTTGATGCTGTCCCGGTTATGGCCGCGATAGTGCGGATAAGCGAAGAAGGGGCCGGTCACAGCGACACCCGATTGAGGAGCCACCCGAAGATGAACGCCTCGTTGGCGGGGCGGCTCTCAGCCAACTCGATATAGCGGCAGCCCTGAAGGACGTTCAGCGCCTCCAGCAGGACGTGGAAGCCCTGGAGGCCGCGCTTCGTGCGGTAGCTCTGGAGGGCGTGGAAGGTCTGCCATCCGAGCTTCCCGTCCACGGCTATGTCGGCGTAGTCCTTGCCGTTCTCGTTGAGCGCGTTGAGCGCCCGCTGAAGAAACGTAGCCGCAACCGCGGGTCCCATGTTGACGCCCGTGTCGAACAGCTCACCCGCGACGTCCGGGCTGACCGCCGCCACTTGGTCGAACCCTGGGCGGGTCCAGTAGATGCGCTTGTAGATGGCGGCGGCAGTCTCCCGCGGGAGGTCCTGCATCGCCCCACCGTAGCCGTGGGCGCGGGCGACGGCCTCGGTGATGCCGTACTTGGTCTCACCTCCGGCATCGCGCGGGTCGTTGACGTAGCCGCCCTCGCGCCCAATTAGCTCGTCGATGAGCTGGTCGATGTCTTTCATGTTCACTCCATGAAGGTGACCTGGACGCGGTAGCCCTCAGGCTCCTCCGGTCCGGCCCAGCGCTTCCGGGTGTGGTTCTCGACGACTTGCTCGTCATCCACCCACCACGCGCCGACCTTGGTCATGGCGTCCCAGACGCCCTTTTCGTAATTGTCGTTGTCGCCTCCAGGGCGCCGACGCTTGGTGCTCTTCGGCTTCCGGATGACGACCTCAACTGCGATGCGAACGTCCCGCTCGCGAACCTCCTGGTCGAACTGAGGCGCCAGCTCCTTGAGCTTGGGCATCGCCTCGTCGAGCCAGGCACGGTAACCGGGCGCGGTGTAGACGGTAGGGAAGGCCCGCTTCCCGGAGCCTCTACAGGTGACGTTCGTCCTGGCCGCCGCCTTGGGGGTGACGGCCAGAAAGAACTCGTGGTTCACCATTAGAAGTCCGAGTTGTCGTCCTCGTCCTCAGCCTCGAAACCGTCGCCTTCGTCCTTGAAGCCGCCAGTGTCCTCGTCCTCGATGGCATCGCCCTCTTCCTGAGCGAAGCCGTAGGAGGCCGCGTCACGGCTGCCACCCTGGATGAGCTTGATGATCTGGACTGCTTCCAGCTCGAACTTAATGCCCATCTCGCCGTCCTTGGCGACGAAGTATTCCATCAGCTTGACGCTGATCTTCACCTCGGAGCCAGAGCCGACGCGGGGCCGCTTCTTCAGCTTCTTGCCGCGGGCGTCGAACACGTCCGGGGTGAACTCGAAGGTCTTCCCGGCGTTCTTGCCGTTCTTCGGGGTGACCCGGAAGGTCTTGCCCGCGCGGATGATGGCGTAGCCGGTCTCGTCGCCGGTCTCGCGGTCGGTCTCCATCTGGATGACGTCCCGCTTGTGGAGCTTCTTGAGCAGCGCGCCCTTCTTCTCCTTCTTCAGCTCCGAGGACATCGCCTCGAACGCCTCGTCCAGGATTTCCTGGCCGATGGCCTCGATTTCCTTCAGGTCGTCGGGATCGAAGCGGACGCGGATGTGGAACTCACCGCCGTCCTTGTACTCAAAGTCGGGCTCGTCGATGGAGGCCCAGGCGACGGTGCCCTTGGGCGTAATGACGCTCGGGTACTGATTACGATTGCGTAGCATTGGGGTCCTTAGTCGTTCAGGTCGTCGTCGAGGGCACGAAGGTCGTACCCCTCAGCGAGCAGCCGGGTCTGATTGACGAGGTCCACCGTGCGGCTGTCACGGTGCCCGTTGTAGCGGAGGTGGTCGAGATGGGCCTCTAAGCGTGCCTGTTGCTTGTTCAACGCAGCTCTCCCTTGGCGTAGTCTCGGACCGCGCCGAGGTGATGACCGGCGCCGTAAGCGCCCTCGGCGTCCGGCAGGATGCGCCGAGCGCGGACAACCATCTCGTGAGGGTCGAGCCCCAGCGCCTGGCTCATCGCCACGGCGGCGACGAAGAGGGCGTCCATCTGGACCGCTGGCGGATGCCGCTGGAGCCCCTGGATAACCTCGAAGGCGGGGACGCGGAGCCTGCTGGCGGATGAGGAGAACGTGATGGCGTCTCGGATGGAGTGGAGAGGGGTCCTCCAGGCGGGATGATCCATTTAGCGAGCCCTCACGGAGCGTGGAGCCTTGCGGGCTGCTGTCGCGGCGGCGTGGAAGCCCAGCTCAGTCATCTCGTCGGCGGTCAGAGGTTCGCGCGAGCGGACCGGATCGGGAACGATGAGGCCGGAGGCTATGTAGCGCTGACGGGTCGGTGAGGGGGCCTTGGGCTTACGCATTGACCACCTCAGCAGAGAGCACCTCGCGGACATCCTCGATGCCCATTTCCTTGCCGACCTTCAGCTTGAGCTTCAGGACCGGCCAGCCGGAGGCGGCCCGCTTGGCGCCGCTGAGAACCGAATGGGTCCGCCCGACATTCATGTAGAGGATGGCCTCGGTGGTTTCCGGCACGTTGACGAGGTCGTCAGCGCTCTGCCCCGGCGCCAGCATGATGTTGCCCGCAGGGGTGTAGCGAAGGATGTGCTCGGAACCGTCCGGTGCGGTGATGAGAGCGAGGACCGGGAAGGCCCCGACACCCTTCTCACTGACGACCCTGGCTGGGCGTCCGTCCCGCGTCTGCACGGGTTTTGTAAGGTCGATCTTCATTGGTTTCCTTGTGCTGTTGCGGGAGCTTCGTCTCCCAAGGAGGTGTGCGATAATTGACACATTATCGTGCCTATCGGTTCAGGCGAACAAATAAGGGGAGTGCAAGACAGCCCCCAGGTCGAGGTCACCCATAGGTGGTAATGGCGGGACCTCATCGGCCCAGCCTTCAGGCAGAGCGGCGACGACCTCATCCCGAAACCGGGCAAGGAGGTCGGGCTCATACTGTTTCACGAACGTCTCCCGGAGCAGCCGCGCAAGTTCGTCGCTGCGAGCCGCATGGGTGGCGAAGCTGTCGTGGATGACAGCAAGGTGGTCGATCCCCGCATCCTTCGCTGCTCGTGCGAGCGCCCGGAGGTGGGCCGCGTCGAGCGAGTGAACGAAGTTCGGAGCGATGCCGTTGGCTTGGCCGCGGGTGTCAATCTCCGAGCTGTCCTGGGCGAGCATCATAACGATGCGCTTGCCCTTCCAGTGGACGGCGACCTTCTTCCCATACGGGACGCGGTAGGACTGCTGGACCGGGAACCCGTCCGGCGTCGTCCAGACCATCGGGACGCCCGCTCGGGCGGTGACCTTGGCGACCTCCCTGAGCCACTCCATCGCCGCGGTGGCGGCGGAGACGACCTCGCCCACGGCCTTGAACATGACGTAGGACAGGTACTTGGCGGCCTCGTAGTTGTCGGCGCCACCAAGGTAGGGCTCGCCTTCCTCGTCCAGCTCGCGGAGCGTCTTGAGGATCATATCCTGCATCCCGAAGCGGGTGGCCGAGTAGACGTAGGTCATGGTCGGTCGCTTGGCGATCTTCCGGGTGATCCTTCCACCTCGCCAGGGATCGGCTTCCGGCGACGGGTCGGCATCGACCCACGCTTGCGCGATCCTCGCGACTTCTTCGTAGACGTCGCTTGGGACACTGGACGGAACCAGGTTGACCGCTCGCGCGCCCGTGGTGTCCCGCAGGAGAGCAGAAAAATGTTGGAGCCCGGAGTTGCTTCCGTCTTGGGGGATGGGCAGTCGGCTGCCATAGGTCTCTCCGTGTTCGAGGAAGTCGGCAAACTCGAAGGCCGCCGCCAAGGCCATCCAGGGGCTATCCGCCTGGAGCCAGAAGCGTTGCCCGTCGAGCGGGTTGAGCGCGCTATCGAGGAGCTGCTCGGCGTGGTCGTAGGTCCACTGGACCCGGTCCTTGAAAGCGACCTTGTCCACCCCGAAGAGATTGGCGATGTGGACCGCCAGCCAGTAGCCGCCAGCCTTACCGATGGGCAGGGCGTGAGCGAACTCCAGCAGGGCCTTCCCGGCATCGTCCGCTTGCGGGTGGACGCCCGCCGCGGGGAGCGGATAGGTCCGACCACGGAAGTCGAGCGAGTGCGGGAACCAAATGGCCGTCTCGTCAGCGAACTTGTCGGCCACCCACAGCCGCTGCTGCATGGTCAGGCGGGAGCTGAAGAGCTGGGCGTTGGCCTCGTGGACCACTGACGCCTCCCTCTTCCAGACCTTGCGGGCCTCTTCGTTCTCCTCGAAGTCCACCGGCTTGCCGGGGAGCGGCTTGTCGTCGCGCGGCGGGAGACCGGCGAAGCTGCCACCTCCATCCCAGGCCTCGCGCATGACGTCGAGGACGCGCTTGTTGATGCGCCAGGGCGTCTCCTGGATGTGGTTGACCGCTTCGTAGACGAGACCCAGGTCGTGCTCGTGGAGCCGCGCCTGGTAGCCCTTGTCAAAGTGCTTGATGAAGCCGCGCCCGAAAAGGCGGCGTAGGTAACCCCCGGCGCGCGGGTTGCGCCAGCGCCGGGGTCGAACCACCATCGGCAGCAACAGCGGCTCCAGCAGAGCCGAACGGGCGTGCTGCTCGACCAGCCACTTCTGGACCGCCTCGTTGGCGCGGATGATGTAGCCCTTGCCACCGGGACGCGGGACCATATCGAGGGCGAAGAGGCCGGTGGCCTCGATGACCAGCTCGATGACCACCATGCCAAGGTGGAGCTTCTCCGCTGGCGGGATCGCTGTGCGGCTCTCCTCCTTCTCCAGCATCTTCCGGACGGCCATCAGGCGCCGGGCGCTGCTGTTGCCCTTGCGGCTCTTGCGGATGAGGCCGGTGTAGCCCGCAGGGTTCTTCCCCTTGAAGACCACCATATCGACGTGGTCGATGATGGCTGACGCGAGCTGGATGGCAGTGCGCTGGAGCGTGAGGCGGAGCGCGGCGGAATTGAGGACCACCCTCGCGGCGAGATAGGCCACCTCCTCAGGGCTCGCCAGCTCCAGCCACTTGACGGCGGAGTGTCGGCGGCCCGCCTTGCCACTGTTGGTGGCCTCAACCCACTGGCGGATCGCGGCGGCGGTCGGCTCAACCGCGAGGCGGACGAGATGCTGGCCGGGTGGGAGGTCTGCCTCCTCTTCAGCGGAGGCGGCGTCGGCGCCTGTCTTCCACGGCATGGGCCGGGAGCGGGCGTATCGGGCTTCGCCCAGGCTCCGGCTCTCCGCTTCGAGTTCGAGCTGGCGCCGGACGTCTTCTCTGCTGAGGTCCATTAAGCCGCCAGCTTTTCGATAGCCTGCCAGTTCCTACCGTTGGCCTCCATGAAGCCGCGGTAGTTCTGCTGGACGCGCTGAAGGTGCTCGACGCGGCGCGTGAGGTCCGCCTTGGCCTTCAATGCGTCTGCAAGTTCGTCGCGGTCGAACGCCTCCCAATCAAAGTCAGCAGGTGCCTCCTCCTCGAAGACCGCTTTGTAGAGTGCGAGGGTGACAAACTTTCGGGTGCTGCGGAGAAGGTTGCGGGCAATGTCGATCTTGGCATCGACGAACCCGCGCTGATCCTGGAGCAGAGCGCTCAGTGGCACCTGATAGCTGGCGCCGATGGGGTCGAGACGCAGGTGAAGGGTGTCAGTGAAGTTGCGGGCATTGCGGTAGAGTTCCGCCCGAGCGGAGTAGGGTGCCAAATGGTTTCTCCTTGAGCGTGCCAAAGTGTGCCGAGGGGTGCGCGGTCACTCAGGTGCCGCTGTCACCCCCCGGAAAATGCTCAGAAAATGGCTGGAAACTGCCGATGCACGCGCACAAAAAGGGCCGCAACATAGAAAGTTTCCCGCCGTTTATTGGAGCCGCGCTGTGCCAGGGCTGGCACCTTTAGTCCCGGCTAATGTGTTAGGCACGCTAACAGGCTTAGTGGGATAAGGTGCCTGGGCGGCATCATTGGTGCCACCTGTGCCAAGGATCGCGAGGCCGCGGTTCAGGTCGGACGGCATCAGGTGGAGGTAGCGCTCCGCCGTGATCTTGGGATCGCTGTGCCCAGCCCACTCCTGGAGACGAGCCAGGTCCATCCCACCCTGGGCGAGCCGCGTCAGCACGGTGTGCCGGATGGTGTGGATGGTGACCCCGGACAGGTCCATGCCGGTCTCCAGCTCGACGTCCTCGCGCGCCTGCTTGAACATGACGTCCATCGTGGAGGGCGTCAGGCCGAAGAAGCGCCACTCCTGGGTCTCCTTGTCGAGGACCAGGTGGTCCATCAGGGACCCCAGGGCGGTGACTGCATCCGGCATCAGGGGCAGGGTGCGCGGCTTGCCGCTCTTGGTGCGGTAGCGCGGGAACGTGAGGTAGCTCGTCCCACCGTTCTGGGTGATGTGCTTCGGGCTGAGCCCAAGCACCTCGCTGAGGCGCCCGCCAGTGGCGAAGACGACCGTGAGGAACACCCGGAAGCGGAACCACTGACGGTTCGGCTCGGTCTGCCGACGCTTCTCAATGGCCGCGAACAGCGCCTCCTGCTCGACCGGCGTGATGATCCGGTCCTTCAGGTTGTTGACGACGATCCGCGGGAAGGGCGGCTTCGACCGCAGCAGCGGCAGGCCCTTCTCATCAGTCCACATCGTGGCCTCCTTGAGGGCGCGCGCCAGCATCGCGAGCTTCCGCTTGATGGTCGCGGGCTTGTAGCCGCGCTCCTTCATCGTGCTCACGAGCTGGGTCAGCCGGGTGTAGGTGATGTCCTCCATCGCCTCATCCCCGACCAGGCCACGCAGGATGCGGACGTTCGAGCGGATGGTCCGCTGCGACCGCACGTTATCGGGGTGCCAGATGGTCCCCTCGCACTTGTCAAGGAGTTCGGACACGGTCATGCGTCCGTCACCTTGACGTGCCTTTTGGGTAGGCGAGGAGCCGCTTACTTGCGGCGTCCTCACCCCCAGCACAATCTCGCGGGCGGCAGCCTTGGCTTCGGCTGGCGGCGTCCGTTGTGCCGGTGTCTTGATGCCCGTCGAGACGCGACGGCGGATGCCCTGATCGTCGAGATAATCGACGACCCACATCCCGTTGGGCTTCTGACGGTACTTCATTGGTGGCTCCTTAATGTTCCGTGGTGTTCCTCGGCGGCGCCTGGACGATAGGCTCCAAGGTCAAGAGGACACCCTCGATGACACGCTTGCCCTGCTCCGTCAGGCGTAAGA